CGTTTAACCACAAAAGAAATGATGAGGATGGTTATGAGGTACCAGCAGTTTATAGAAACCGGAGACCGCAGCTGGGCGGAGGCGGTGGACAAATACATCGCAGACAAATACGAAGATTACAATATATAGTTTGTTTTGTTATATTCCAATAAGTAAAAGAGTGTAAGGTTGAGGATGGTGTTCCAATATACTTTACACTTTTTTCGTTTTTATATATATTTATTTCAGGAGGGTATTATTTTTATTATATTCTGTGCCAACTGTTATGTTAAGTGACCCTCCTATTTTGTTATACAAAAAAAGACCCCCGCCATGCGGGGGTTACTTTTTAGTAGTAGATAAGCAGCCAGTCAAGCTGCGGGTAATTAAGTCTAACCACGAGTTCGGTCCAGACTTCAATCAGTTGTTTTTTGTTTAGTGGAATTAAGGACTTTATGAAGTCGCAATCATACTCATCACCGGTTTCGTTTTTAAGCCACTCAATCTGCTGTATGATTAGCTTCTTGTTGTCGCGGTCCAATTTGTAGGACTTCAATTTGATTGCAACTGGCGGTGCAATAATTTTAATTTTACTCATATTAGATGTTTTAATTAGACCCAAAGCTAACAACTATTTTTATATCCACCAAATATTTTTTAATCTTTTATCAACGCAGCAGATATTTATTAATGTAGTTGGTACGTGAATAAGATGTGTAAAAGTTCTATTGGATATTTTTGGTTAGTAAGTTTTGCTACCACTAACTCATTAGAGACGATTTAAGACACTCTACCCCGTTTTGATATAATTGTACCACCTGCACGTAGAAAGTCCAGCCACGACGATTGGGGATATAGTTGGTACCGATGTGGAAAAGTTCTTCCATTTGGATTTGGTGGTCTGGATCAACCGACTTATATTTGTATAGGAAATGAGGGACACACCTTCATCGCTCTTTGACTTAATAAACATCTAAACTCTGCCGGTAGAGTATAAACACCGATTAGTATTTATGTATTATAAATTAGAATTGCAAGGAACCACCGCAGAAGAAAAGGTGCAGCTTTTAGAAAGGTTGTCTCACGAATTGGGATTACCTATTGAAACCTCACCAACGTGGAGAGTACGAAGACAAGAACCCTTTTTACAAATTGTTAACGCTGAACTTTACATTAGACATATCAAACATTTAAGTAGTATGGAGGCTAATTATTTAGTAGCAGCAGCTAACGAAATTGTAAATAACTTTATCTTCCTTGAAACCGCACACAGCAGATTAAATACAACAGCTGGTGCTTTAACATTTAAGTTTTTCCACTAATCCCCCTAATCAACATCCCGCCATGGCGGGATGTTTTATAAATTAAAAACCAATTAATATGTTTGAAAAAATAGAACTATCACCAGTTAACGTTGCACTGTGGCGCAGCTTAACACAAGAACAAAAAAACGTAATCACCATTTTGGCAGAGAACTATGACGAGGTTAACTTTAATCCAGAACAAGAAGACTGGACCTTCCCTGCTGCAATATCAATCAATGACGTGGACGCAGCTACCTACACCACCGTGGAGCAATACCTCGTGTGGAGGAGTATTACAATGGAGCAGAAAAACCTTGTACTATTTGTATGGGATATATTCGTTGACAGACACGCAGCGGAATTAGGGTTTATATACGAACAAGAAGATGTATATAATCTTAATGTTAGCTACAATATGTTTGCGCTATACAATATGTTCACTGCGCAGGATCAGTTAGGTAACATAAACAATTTTAGATTTTTAACCAACCAAAATAATTAATATGAAATTAGAATTAACAAAAAAAGAACTCTACGCGTACGCTTTTGAAAAGTACAATCAAGTAAATAGCAGCGATGAAGAAAAGTACCTACACAAAAACATCTATAAAGCGTTTGTGTGTCCTCCCATTGAAGATGGAATTGCAACAACGTACGAAGACGTTGATAAGCTAATTAAGGATAATACAACGTGCGATCCCAAAACAACCGAGGATTACGCGTACGAACAAATTGATAAGGAATATAAACAAAGGAAAATAGTGGTGACTGACTGGTGCAACAGACTAAACGATGATGAACTCGCTACATTCAAGAAGCTATTTGATATGGTAAGTAGTGGCTATGATGACTATTGCGACTTTCAAACAATAAAAACAGTATTAAATAATAAATAATATGAGTATAGAATATACCTTTTATAACAAACCTTTATCAAGAAAGGAATTGCTTGACACAACAGATTTAAAAATTAAAAAAGTAAGGGAGAGGCACAGCCAAAAATACGTTGAAATTATTTACGATGACAACGAGGGTGAGGTAGCAATTAAAAGCGCAGCAGACGATAATATCTACGAACTTGAAACCGGATATAAATGGAACAACATAATTGACACCATCGTTAGTAAGTTCAATATTGTATTTTACACTGACAACTCAATAGACCAACATTTCCGTTTCCAAACTATGGGTCGTGAAGAATATAAAGCGTTAGAACCAACTATGGTTAATGACGACAACGAGTTCAATTGGGACCAGGCTGTTGTTGATGATATGATGATGTTCGGTGAATATGAAGTGGTTGATTTAGAAAAAGGAATTGTCAACGTACCAAATAGAATTGGGTAGGGATTTTCTGTTAGATGTTTAGACCTACTCATAACCCACGCCATGGCGTGGGTTTTTTATTGTCGTTACTTTCTAATACTCTTTAACTTGTTCTGCGCCCACTCAATACCTGTGGTGCCACCCCAACCTAACCACGCAACGTAACCCTTATCCTTCCAGGGTGTGTCTTTGAACTCTGGTGACACCTCTGCGTTTTGTCTGTGTCTTGCAAAAGAGGCCATACGTGCAATCGTCTCTTCGGATATATTCTCCTTGTTACACAGCTGATTGGCTCTGGTCCATCCTACCTGTAACATACCCTGCACTTCGTCCCCGTGTTCGTCTCTCCACTGCAATACCTTACACGCGTTATTAGACGCACTTTCAGGGTAGTCATTATACGACTTGAAGTTTAGCTTATTAATACTCTCAAACGTTTTATATTGCTCCTCCATCTTTATCTGGTGCACCTGTTTAGCTATACTGAACTTATCTTCCCAGCTGCTAATACAAATAGCGTAACGCTGCGCGTTGTCCGGATATTCACCAGACAAGTCACTCATACAAGAGTTTATAAACTTATTCTTCGTCTGACCCGGCTGTGGCTTCGGTATTGGCACTGTCTTCTACTTTAATTTCTTCGTCAGGAGTTGGCGTAGGGATCACTTCCTCTACTTTAATTTCCTTTTTAGGCTTTGCAGCTTTTGGTGCTTCGTTAACTGGATTACCGTTGATGTCAACGACAATTCCATTTTCTATTTTATGTATTACCATTTTAGTTTCTTGCTTTTCTATCGTGTTTATTATACGTCTTCCTTGCTCTACCACCCTTTCTCTTACCGAAAGTTACTTTGTTACCTGAATTACTTTTTCCCTTTGCCATACAATATTGCTTTTATTTTTTTCTCTTCTTTAACCTTATCTATCAGTCTAATATTTTCTATCGTCTTTGATATTAATGTTCTGGTGTCCTGTTCTGTGTATGATGGTAGACCCGCTGTGTTTATACTCATTTGAATAGTTTATATAATATATTGTGTTTATGGTCGTAGTGTCTCATCACCATCTCCGCTATTTGAAAGTCCAGTAGGTTCGTGAACCCTTGTAAGTTTCTGTAACTCATTATAAACTATTTTTTCTTTTTAGTTTCTTATTCTCCGCCATTAGGTCTTCTACCTTTTTTTCAAGGTTCTGCACCTGTAAGTTAAGGTCGTGTATTTCTTGCTTTAAGTCGTCAATAATCTGCTTATACAAATTGACTGACAATTCTAAATTGCGTAGCACCTGATTGTCTGTCTCTGCGTCACTGCGTCTTTTACCTGCGAAAAACCCTGCAACACCTGTTAGTACGTTTGATATTAATAATATAATTGTGTCGTTCATTTTATATATTGTACGGTTTCTATTTTACGTATTATTACCAGTCACATCCCTCAAAATCAGTGTGATCCAGTTCGCTATATTGTGTTAGGTTATTGTTGAAGCTATTTGGTGTTGATCTATATGATTTACTATCCAACTGGATCCCAGAAAAATAGTTGTTCCATCTTTGACTGCGCACAACTTGATTTGAGTTTGATTGTGATATAAGAGGGTACCATCCTAAATTAATTCTGATAAACTCTTGTAGCTGTCTTCTGTATATGTCCGCTCTGTTTGTTAACATTGAACGAAGAAACTTAATCTCTTCAATACTTGCTGACTTTCTACCATCACCATCTGTACCGGACGTAACACCATTGTTAACCATCTTCATATAAATTGACAACGTACTTTCGTGCGCAGCAGTCCATACTAAAAAGTTACCGATGTACTCCATAAGTTGTGTCTCTTCACTTGTAAGTGCTTGTTCTGTACTAATTTTATTTATTAGTTCATTGTACTGCAAATCACCCAAAATCTGTTGAACTTGAGTTTGTGCGTATAGTACGTTAGGTCTCAACGTATGTGGATCCAAATTGGGACTGATTGATGTTAGTGACGTAAGTTTATCCAGACTTACCATTAAAACATAATTACTCATAGTTATATAGTTTCTTCTTCTTCACCCAAATACGCGGAACACTCTTCTTCTGTTAAACCATATCCTGATTTTAACATTTGTTTTGCCATCTCGCGTGTTATTTTATTTTTTGAATATTCTCTAATAATTCTCATAAGGTTCTGATATTCTCTACCAGACAACTTTTTAAGATTATCATTCACAGACATTTCTGTCTCACTACCAGGGTCTGGCAATTTTGATGTTACTTCACCAGCTTTTGGATTTAAACCAATCTCACCAGGTAACTCTTCCACATCTAATATTGGATTTTGTTCCAGCACCAATTTTACTTTTGTTTTTGTTTTTAAGAAAATCATTCTCTCCAACTCACCCAAAATAATACGTTGAATTGGTTTGCAAGACGTATTGATAAAGTGATTATAAGATATTAAAATCTCGTCTTTGTTGCTACCTAAACCTGTTGATCCAGCTTCTCTAATTCCCAGTAAAAGTGGACTTGTGATTTGGTGGGCTGTAATAATATTTTGTGTTACTTGTGATGTAATATTTTCGTACAATCCATCAGTTGTTGTTGGTGTAATAACGTCCACCTGTGGCTTCTGTTCCGAACTCTCAATAAAGTTCAAGAAGAACTTTTGTCCGTTTGTACCACCATAAATATTTTTTAACTTATCCATAATATCTTGCCTTTCCGTAGCAGGAGGTATTTCTCCAACCAGCGATAAAGCCATAGATGGTGTCAAATTACTTTGTATTGATGATAAGTGATGATTAACAACTTCTGTTGCTAATTGTAGTGATGGTACTGCTGATATATATTGCGGGTACCCGTAGTAAAATTGTGCGTTAGGTTCGTAATCTTTATAGTAATAGAATTGACGTGGGTCTTCTCTATTCTCCATATTGAAAGCTGCAACTCTATGTGGCTTATATCTATTGTCTCTATGTCTATCCCAGTTCTCACTAAAATAATAATCTCTTACAATATCGTCTTCACCTGCTTTACCACTTCTCCATTTGTCTACTGGACTATGATAAAAATGTGCTATACCTCCGTCATTTGAACGGATTACTTGTAGACCAAAGCTACCTAATACAACATAATCTTTTACAATTTTTTTGTATAAGGAATATATATCTTCCGTAGGATTAGCGAACATAATAAGTTCTTGATGTGCTGGATCTTCCGTTGTTAAACTTTTTCCAATTACACCACTAATCTTTGATTGAAGACACGCTCTATGTACTGGAACGTTTTGATAATACAATTGAAATGTGCTGTATAGGTTATTTGTCTCTCCGTATTTAACGTATGGTTCGTTACGCAATATTTCTACATACTGTGGTAATCTTGCTGCACCGTCAAATTGGAACGCCTCTAATGTTATTTTACTTTTACTCATATTATATAAATATATTCTTTTTCTTCATTATACTCAACTATTAAGCGGACTGATAATTTAATACAAGAGTACCATTATAACAACTACCAACACCACAGTTAAAACCATCCCTTACACTAACTGTACTTTGACCCACAAACTTAATTGAACTGTCAACTGTACCAGTTTGTGCACCGCCTGTGCTGCTAATTATTAGGGTAACTTGTTGTCCGTTTGTGTGATTAGTCGCTGTAAAATGTAGACCTGATGGTGTAACATCATTCAATACTACAAACGTATTACCTAAACTTAAATCTAATGAAGCTGTAACTACTGATAAACAATCTACTTCTACTAAGTTACCAACCACTCTACTTGTTGATGTTAATGAACCAGTTATTTCCATACCGCCATTAACCTGTAAAGCGTTTGAACCTGATTTAACTAATATATCTACACCTGGTCTACCAATTCTTAATGTATTATCTTCAAGTATATTTGGTCCACCTGTTCCGACATATGTATTGTTATTACCGAACTCTAAATTGCCAACGTCACCAATAATCGTATTGTTAGAACCTGAACGGAAGTTTGCACCACCATTACCTGCTATAATTGTATTTTGTGAACCGCTATTAAATCCTAAATAGAAACCAGTAAATATCATATTCTTTTCAGAACCTGCGGTAAATCCATTTGACGCACCTTCATTATTACCTATTACTGTACTATAATTTGTTGTGTTGTGATATAAGAACGGATTAGCACTATTATATACATTTATTTTTGCAGTGTCTGGTCCTGAACCAATTTGTAATCCTTGTGAAGCACTACCTGATATTCTTAATTGTCCTACAATTGTTTGGTCTGTGGCTAATGAACCTGTTGTGATTAAACCGTTTCTATCACCACTACCAACTGGTGAACCATTTAATAATAATGAACCTGATATTTGTACTGAACCTGTTATTTCAGTATTACCATTATTATCTATTCTTATTGCGTTTCTTCTATTATTATCTGCAGTACCATTACCTACTACAAATACTGTGTCTTGACTACTTTCTTGTAATGAACCTGTTGCGTTATATCTACCAACGATTACTGTACCACCAACTGAGTTTGATGTGTGTGAAGCTGAAACAATTAAGTTTTGACCTAATAAAGCAGTTGAAACTAAATGACCATTTGTTGAACCTATGTAATCTGAATTGACCCTATTGTTATAACCAAATATTGTGTTACCGTTAAACTGTCTTCTATTAGCAGTATTAGAACCTGTTACTGTTATAATATTTCCTGAACCGTTAAATGTATTGTTACTTACTAAGATATTATTAACTGGTGTTGAAACCGATGATGAATAGTTATTATCAACTTGAACACCGCCACCTAAGTTAGCTTGATAATTGATTGATGAACTATTGTGATTTAATGTTGTTGTATTATTAATCATATTAAATCCAATAGCTGGATTTAACGATAAAGGTGTTGTGTTTGCGTTTGAATTGACACCACCAACATTCATATTTGACAAATAGTTAATACTACCGCTACGATGAGTTACACCAA